TTGGCATGACCCTGGAAACCTCGGTTGACCGCTTGTATTTCGCCAGGGAACCGCGTGACACCTGATTTCAATGCCTTCGCCGCGTTTCGCCCGAAGGGTGGTTGCGCCACGTCGCCGCTGGCGCGCCTGGCTGGGTGTCCGGCTTTGTCGCTCCTCCTTGCAGGCATGATCCGCGCAAGCGAGCGGAAACGCCGTAATGCGCTGTTGACGAACGAGATAAATGAAGGGCATCGAGCGAGATAAATGCGGGATTAGCTGGGAAGAGCAGGTTTGAAGCGAAACGAAATTGCAATTTATTTGCGCTACACGAAAAACAAAAGCGGGCCAGTTTCGGCCCGGTTTTTCGTTGCGCTGGGGCAGGTTTCAAGCCGACGGCCCAGACTCAAGATCTCCGACTTTGAACGGTTCAAAACGCATCCCATGATCTCCGGGCAAGCCGCCGGTGTCACGGACCGTCAAATGGGCGCAGCGCATGCACACCAGGCTGTAAGCGCGTGGGTGCTTGCCACCATCGATACTGGTCGGCATGGGCACAACAGACGGAGAAAAACCGGGGTCAAGCCGCCTTACGTTGCACGTCAGCCAACCTGATCTGGTCGGCGGTCAACGGTACAAGCGCCACGGTCTCGCCGGCGTCGTTTGTAAATTCCACCTCGAACGATCCGTCCGGGTAGGCATCAACGATGGCGCCAAGCGCACCAGGAAGAATACCGGCAGAAGGCAGGGAAACGGTCGTCTCGACAACGTCGAACAGCTTGTATTTCACGTTACGACCCCTTCACATAGAAAGAAACCAATCGTGGCGCGGCGTCCTCAGAATCGGCAATCCACGCTGTCCTAACGATAGCCGTTCCGGACGGCCCGGTCAATTCCATGTCAACCGAGTAGCGTTGGCCATGTTCGTCCAGAAGGCCGGGCGTCGCGCTATTGCTGCGCAACCCATCGCGGATCAGCTGTGCTACCTGGCTGGCATCGGAGGCATCGAAGCCGAGCGTGGCCAATATTCGCCGCGCCTTGTTTCCGCCGACCGGATGTGTTGAGTCGAGTGCGTAGTCCCGGAGCTTGCGGATGCCAATGCTGGCATTCTCGTGATTCGGAAGCGTCCGGGTGTCTCCGAGCAATTCGCGAACGCTCTTTCCGTCCGCCAGCTGCGCCATGTCCGGGTTCTGCGCGATTTCCTGTTCGGTGAATGGCCGGTGGTCAGGCAGCGTGCCTGGCGTTTCGCGCGGACGGTACAGGCAGATGCAGCCGCAGTTGATGGTTTCCGATGCCGGCGCCCGCGGGTCGTGCGGGAAGCGCATCGGATGCCCGTTGATCGTGAAGGTTTCGTCGAGCTTGACGCGTCGGCCGTCGGCCAGCAGGTGGGCGCGGCGCGGGTGCAGCTTGCCGCTGCGCCGCCAGATCTTGTCCATCGCGACGCCCGCCTGGCCGGATTGCACCGCCCGTTCGTCGGCCGCCACCGCCCAGGCGCGCGACAGTTCCGTGCGCACGATGGTCGTGGCGCGCGTCCGGCTGCCCTCGCCCAGGTGCCCGGCGACCTTGCCGATCGTCTCGTGCACGCTCTGCGTGCCGATCATCGCCAGCCCCAGTTCCTGCTTGATCTTGCCGGCGGCGACGGCGGTCACATCCGCGATGCGCTCGACCATGAAGGCACGCATGCCCATCAACTGGCCGGCGTCGAGGTGAGGCAGCATTACCTGGAATTTGGCCGCTGCCAGCGACTTGTCAAGCGCCGCGATCCCGCCCTCCCAGGCCTGGATGGCGGCGCTGGCCAGCACCTGACCGGCGCTCCGTCCGATCTCTGCCGTCACCCGGTCGACTTCCCGGTTGAGTTCGCTCAGCCGCCATTGCTGGTATTCGGTCGGCTGCCCGGCCAGCGTCAGGGTGATGTCGGCCTTCGCCTTTTCCAGCAGCGCCAGGACTTCGGCGCGCGTTTTTTCCAGCAGGCGCTTGCGCTCCGCATGGGCTTCCTTCTCGGCTTTCTTCCAGGCGCGCTCCTGGTCCTTGTTCATGGCGCGGCCGGGTCATTCGCCAGCGGATCGGTGAAGACATCGGCCTCGGCATTTTTCTCCGCCTCGGCCTGGGCGTCGGCGAGCGCCTGCTCCGGGTCGATATCGACGCCGATCTGGCCGGCAACGGCGGCGATGATCTGCAGGGCCAGTTGCGCCGCCATGAACTTGCGGTCGACCGCCATGGCAACGGCCGTGACGACCTGCTGCAGGGCCGCCGCATACTTGGTCGTGTCGCGGCTGATCATCTCCGGGAATTCCGCGTTGACCTGCTGATCCGCCTGGCCGAAATCAACCTGTTTGCCCTCGGCGACGGCCTTCTGCCGCAGCACGTAGCGGCCGACTTCTTCCAGGATGTGCTTGATCACGCGCTGGCGCATGCTCATGACCTTGAACGCCGGATCGCCCATGCTCTCGCCGGTCGCGCGGTTGACGTCGCCGCCGCCGCCGAACCAGTGCTCGGGCAGCGTGGCGCCGCCGAGGACGTGATTACGCAGCAGGCGCGCGGATTCCGACGTGTCGGCCGCGTTGAGGCCCGGCGCCACCGCCGCCCAGGTCTCGGAATCGTTGTGCACGCGGACACTGTTCGGGCTGGGCGGCGTGATCTCCTTCGCCCGCGCCTTGACCGCTTCGTCGTTCGCGCCCTTGAGCGTCACGTCCCAGACGAAGGATCGCAGATACTTGTTGCGATCCTGCTCGCCAAACAGAAAATCATCGTAGGCATCCAGCCAGTCGGCGCTGGCCAGCAGGTCGGGACGGCCGCGCACGCCGGATGACAGGCTGTTGACCGCGAAATAGAAGCAGTCGCCGTCACCGAACGTTGCGCGAATCTCCTGGGTGCGCTTTGAGAACACGTCCTCGTCGCCATTGACGATGACGCGGTAGCGGCGCGCGCTCCCGTGCTTGTCCTTGACCGTGACGATGCCGATCGGCTGCTCCGGGTTGTCGGGATCGGAGACCACGGTCTCGATCAGCGCCGGATCGAGGTAGCCGAGCCGCACCTCGCCGCTCATTTCATTGACGAAGGCCGGGTAGCACTGCTCGCCGAACAGCGCCAGTTCGCGCACCTTCTTCTCCAGCTTGAGATCCATGCAGTTGATCGGATCGTTCCAGAAGCGGTTCAGGGTGAGCTGAGCGTCCGGATCGGGCACGGTCAGCTTGACGCCGTCGGCCAGCATGAAGGCGATCGGCAGTTCAATGATGCGGTTGGCCAGCAGGTTGGCCTGCCAAAGCCAGGCGGAAATCTCGCGCGCCCGGCGCTGGGTGACCGGCGCCAGATCGCGCGTGCTGTCGCCGGTCAGGCGCCGCCAGCCCTCGTCGTCGTCGACCGTCGCCCCGGCCGCCTCGCGCAGCGGCATGAAAAACTCTTTGATCCTGTCAAGTACGCCCATGGTCGTCTCTCAGTGAAGCCGCCGGCCGAAGATCGCTCCGCCGTGCGGCCGCGTCATCAGGGGTGGGCGGTGATGGTTGGTGCGGGATTCCGGGGTGAATTGGCCGGGCGTCGGTTCGATCGTTTGACCGGCCGCAGGCTGCACGTTGTCGCTTTCGAGGAAGCCGATCGCGCCCGACAAGCCATCGACCTGGTCGTCGTGCTTGCCCTTCGGGAAGTTCTCCAGCTCGTCGAGGAACGCCTTGTTCCAGGCGCCGCGAACGAGCTTGATCCGGAACGCTTCCGCCTGGGCACTGGCTGGCCGCGCCGCCGTTTCCTTGTCGGCACGCTTGGGCACTGCCCGGACATCGAAGCCGGCCAGCGCGGCGATATAGAACTCCATTTCAGTCTTGCCGGCCTGGGCAGGGTCTTGCTCGAGGGCCTGAGTACAGGCTACGCCATCGGCGCGTGCCGTTTCCTTGATCAGCTTGACCACCCCTGCCGGACGTTTGCGGTCGCGGGCGACGTGGGCGACGTAGTAGGTTCCGTCCGGCGCCTTGCCGACCTTCGGACCCGCCGTATAATCCGGATCCGGATTCTGGCTGTTCGGCTCGGTCGCCGCCCGGTCCCAGTAGCGCACCCAGCGGCAGTTCGCCGGCGCCTTCTCGACGATTTCGAACCACTCCGCCTTGAAGTAGTCGCCGGCGGCCGGCCGGATCTTCCAGTTGCCGTTCTTGAGCTGCTCGCGCTCGACATTGGTCAGCGCATCGAGGTTAGAAATGTAGGTCGGGTCTTTCGCCAGGCCGATCTGGTTGTCCCTGTACGACGAGGCGATGAAGGTCAGGCTCTTCGGCGACAGGTCGGGGTACTGGTCGCGCAACTCTTCGGGCGAGTCGGCCCAGATCAGTTCGTTGCGGTAGCGGACGAACCAGCGGATCACGCCGGAACGCTCCGGGATGGCATAGCCGGTTTCCTGGTCGATCCACCAGGCGATCAGCTCGGCGACGAAGCTGTCCGGGTCCGGGTTGGTCGTGGCGCGGATGTAGGGCGCGACGCCGGAATCTGAACGGTTGCGGGAAAGCATGTACCAGAACTGGCCGGCCGTGAAATGCGTCAGCTCGTCGAAGCCGATCATCGCCACCTGCGAACCCTGCCAGTCGAGCTTGTTCTTCTCGTGTTCCATGTGGGCGAAGGTCACCCGGGCGCCGCTCGGGAACGTCCACGACAGGTTCGACAGATTGGGCCTTGCATCGAGTTCGGGGTAAAGCTCTTCGGAGGTGTCCCAGAGGCCGCCTTCCGCCTTGACCTGCTTGGTCGTGCGGCGAAAGATCACCGCGCCAAACTTGCCGTTGTCGCTGTGCCGGGTGGTTTCGAGCAGCAGTGCGAAGGTCTTGCCGCCGAACGCCGCGCCGCCATAGATGACGATATCGGCGCTCGAAGCCAGGAAGGCTTCCTGCGGACCTCGCTGCGGCCGGATGATGTTCGGCTCGGCCATGCTCAGCGGCCGTTGTCCGGAAGGTAGATCTGGATGCGCTTGGCCACCGCGTCGCCGACGCGGGCGGCCTGCTCGGGCGTCAGTCCTTCGGCGGCGGCACCGGAGACCGCGGCGGCGGCCGCATCGGCCGCCATGCGGTTGCGCAACTCGACCATCCATTTCTGATGGGCGATATCCATCCGGCCGACATCGGCAAACGCCCTGGAAATCAGTGACAGGGTCTTTGCCGCTGCCGCCGGATCGTCGTCGCCTTCGCGTTTCGCCGCCAGTGAAACGCGCAGCAGGTTGTCCTGGAGGATGCCTGCCGCCGCGCTCATCAGCGCGCCGTCGTTGTCACCGGATTCCCTGGCCGCGCGCGCCAGCGCCCGCGTCCGGCGCGCATCGGCCATCGCCTCCTCGAATTCCGCTTCCAGCGCGCTGCCATGGCGATGCAGGGAGGAGCGGGAAATGTCGAACCCCTTGGCGTGCAGCCACTCGACCAGCTCGTCATACCCGGCAAACCCCTGCCCGATCAGGCGCGCGTTCAGCTCATCCAGCAACCCGGGCGGCAGCTGTTTCACCTTGGACGCCCGGCCCATCAGAGCGCTCCCGGCTCCGGCGTGCCGATTCCCGGCAGTTTGATCAGGCCGCGCGCCACGGCGAGGCCATCGTCCGTCAACGCCAGCAGGCCTTCGGCGGGCGCCGAGACGAGTCCGAGATCGGCGAGGAAGGCGCACTCGACCGACAGCTTGGTCAGCGTCATCGGGTATCCGGTAGTCTCCAGCTCCTGCCGCAGGTTACGCGGCTCGGCCCGATACAGCGGGCGCAGCGCCAGCGCCCGCAGAATGTGCAGGCGCCGCCATTCGGTATTGGCTTGCTCGATGGTCTTCATTCCATGCCTTTCTTGGTGATCTGCGCCATGATCAGGCGCAGCAGGTCGCTCTGGCTGCGGGTTTCGCCGATCAGCTGGTTGAGCTTTTCGTCGGTGCGGTTCTGCGCGTGATAGACGTTGGATAAATCGCGATGAGTCGGAGAGGTCTTGCTGGTGGCGATCAGGCCGGAGAGGTCCCGGTCGATTTCGTCAATGCGGTCGCCCATCGCGCTCACCCGTTCGTTTGTCTTGTCGTTGCGTTTCTCGATATAAATCCACGCGCCCAGGCAGAAGGTGCCGATCATCTGGATGACCTGCATCCAGTCGCGCGCCGTCATTTCAAAGGGGATCATCGCTCGCCCCCCGGCGGGCCGTAGCGATCGCAAAACGCCTGGCATTCGGTGCACAACTGCACCCCGGAATTGCGCGGCGCCGCCCCTCGGGGATCGGCTCATCGCACAGGGCGCACTCGATCGCCGACGGAACCGTTCCGTCGCCATGCGCCCGGCGCTGGTGTTCGGCCAGCGCATCGGCGCGCATCTCCTCCTCGCGCGCCTGGGCGCGGTCCATGTCATCCGGCACGTCAGATCCTCTCGCCATCGCGCAGGCCGTCGGCATACCCAGCGCGGTAGGTCTCGATTGTCAGCGTGAGCAGCACGTGGCGGAGTTCAGGGTGGTCGCCGACCGCCCAGCGCACGTCGCAGTAGGCGCAGTCGGCGGCCTCCTTGAGCCGGCGCAGCTGCTGCTCCGGGATGATGGTTTCAGTCACTCAATGACTCCCTGTAAAAATCGGCGATGGCCGCGATCCGGCCGCGGCAGGTGTCGTAGCTGCGCCGGGCGAAGGCGGCCCAGAGGGCGACGTCGGTATCGCTGGCAGTTCCGCCATCGGCGCCAGCAGGCTCGCCGGCGGGCGCGGGCAGTGCCGGAGGCCGGAGGCCGGCGGGGTGGTTGAGCAGGCGCACAGCAGCGCCAGGCAGGCAAGGCCGGCCAGTCGTGGCTTTACGTAGAGCATCGCGGGTTTCCTCCAGGGCAAGATCGCGGGCCGCTTCGGCGGCGGCGGCGCGGGCCGCCAGTTCGTCGCCGCGCTGGACGGCGGCGCGGAGGTCTTCGGCGGCCAGCTCGGCATCGCGGGCGCGCACCTCGGCGTGGGCGCGGTGCAGGCGGTCGATCGCGGCATCCTTGCGCCAGCCTTCGGCCGCCCAGCCGGCGGCGAAACAGAGCGCCGCGAAGCCGGCGACCACCAGCGCCCTGGCCATCCGCCACCACAGGGGGAGCGCCGGAGCGAGCGAAACCAGAGCCGGGTTCATGGGCCTGTTCCCAGGCATTTGGCGTTCGCCGCCTGCCGCCGCGTCCACAAGCCGCCGCACAGGCGCCGGTATTCCGGGGCGGAACAGTCTTTCCCCTGGTAAAAACGCCAGCGCAGGATCTCGGCGCAGGCCCCGGCGTAGTCGCCGGCGTTCAGCTTCTTGACCAGCGCCGAACGGCAGAACGCCCCCGGCCCCACGTTGTAGGCCAGATCGACGAAGCTGTCGTACTCGTGCTGGTGCAGCGGCGCCGTCACGCAGCGCTTGATCGCGCCCTCGTACTGGCTCACGTCCTGCAACGCCCGCGCCAGCGCCTTCGGCGGCGTCGTCGTATCGCCAGGCTTGACGCCCTCGGTCGTCCCGAAGCCGATCGTCGGCACATCGCCCGGCACCGGAATGATCGCCTTGTCGCTGTAGCCCTCGTTCAGGGCGATGCCGACGAAGCCGGCAGCCGACAGCATCAGCGCTGCGACTCCGAGCCGGCCGCCGCTACTGGCCATCGTTCACCACCGCCTTTTGCGCCACGTTGCCGGCGATATAGGCGCCGACCGTGGCGATGACCACGGCCGAATAGACGCCGTCGGCGATATGGCCGGTGGCGACCAGCGCCGTCGCGCTGGCGAGCGCAGCCAGCGCCAGCAGGAACTTGCGCGAGGCGTAGCGGGTGGCCATCACAACCACCGCCAGGCCGCGACGGTCACCGCGATGACCGCGAGGTACGAGATCCAGAACCAGCCGGCGGGCGATATGCGCTTCATGGGTGGCGCTCCTGGTGGTAGCGTTGCGGATCGAGCCAGCAGTCGCGCGAGTCGGCAAAAAAGCGGGCGCGCAGCAGCGGCGTCTCGCCCGCCTTGCAATAGCCGTAACCCTCCAGGAAGGCCCGTTGATTGGCCTTTTCGGAGGGCAGAAAGTGGAGGCAGTCGCGGCAGGGCATGCCGGGAGGTTATTCGCGCGCGCGCGGACCGGTCAGGGGGACGGGGTTGGGCAGGGGCGCCCCGGAGCGTCGGACGAGGGACCCCCGCAGGGGGATCGGCCAGCGCAGGGGATGCCAGCGACCGCACGGGGCGCCGCATCCCGCTCCGCGGTCGCATCCCCTTCGGGGTCCCTGCTCCGCGCTCTGCGGTCGCGCAATGAAAAGCCCCGCACGGGGCGGGGCTGGTGATGGGGCGATGGGCCGGCTACGGCGCGTCCGTCAGCGTGAGCAGGAGTTGGCCGAGCTTGCGGGCGTTCTCCAACGAGAAGTAGACGGAGAATCCGTCGTCGTCATCCTCGCCATCGCCTTCGAGGTTCTTGGTCAGGGCGACGAGAGTGCCCTCCTCATCGTCGATACGCTGCACCTCGACCGGGTCTTTACACTCCTCGGCCTGGATTGGATGAATGTCATTGTCGACTTGAGTGCTCATGGTTTGCTCCTTTCTCAGTGGTCAAGCTTTCGGTAGTTGTAGACCGCCTGCCGAATGGCGCGGCTGTCGTGGCCGGTCAGTTCCTTGGCTACATCGCGCGGGATGCCGTGGGACTCCAGCAGCCCAACGAGGTCGCGCACCAGATGCACCTTCTTGCCGACCTGTAGCCGCTGCGCGGTCAAATCGTCATATTCCTCGGGCGAAATGACAATTTTTGCGCCCGCCAGCCGCGCTTGCAGCGCCTCCAGGGCAGCCAGCTCGGCTTTGTACTGCGCTGGCGTTAGCTCGGCCCGCAATGGCAGAGCAGGCGCCGCCGCTTCGTCGCTGGCCGCCGGATGCACGTAGGCGCCGGTGCGGCGGATCGAGGGCAGGACTTCGGCGGTGACCCAGCGCCGGAATGGCTTGGCGGTCGGCTTGTGACTCCGGATGGTTGCCGTATAGACGCCGGACTCGTTGATAGTCCGCATCCGCTGGGTTCCGCCAAGGGTGGGCAAATCTGCCCACCCTTTGTCCTCATCATCAACACAACGCAACATGTCTTTTGCGCTGCCGTATTCGAGGGCGCGGGCCACGTCAGCCGCTACGGCCACGAAGCCGGCGCCGTCATCGGTCGGCAACACCCGGATGGCATGGGTGTGGAACTCGAATTGCGTCATTGCTTTCATGGTCAGACTCCTTGGGTGAGGGAAATGTAGAGGTCTTGCAGGTCGGAGGCCAGCGCGTCGGCGGCTTCCTCGGCGACCCGCATCAGGCGGGCGGCGGCCGAGGCCAGGCAGCCGAGGCGGCCGAGGTCGTCGACGTTGATGCCGTGGAGGGTTTCCGGCACCGCCTCGGCGATGGTCGCGGCGACGTGCCGGGCGTCGGCGACGATCTGGGCGACGTCGTAGGCGCGCTGGAAGGGATGTTGCCCCGGAGCCGGGGCGGGCGTGATGGTGCGTTGGCACATGGTGTGCTCCTCAGATAACGGTTGTAGAACCGTCACCCGCTGCCAAGCGGGTGAGCGGAACCGAGCGGGTTGGCAGACCGGTCTGAGGGCCGGCAGGGCCGAAGCCCTCCCGCTCGGCCCGCCCATGGAGGGAGCGTGCGCGAGCACAGCACACAAAAAAGCCGCGTTCCCGTGGGGTAAGCGGCGCTTGTGCGCCTCAGAATCCGGGCTGCCAAGCCCGGTCGCTGTTGTTTCAGCGACACGCGCAGGATACGCCCGGCTCATAATTAAAACAAGCACGTCTGGACAGGAGCCGCGGCCGCCGCCTCGCCCAGCACGTGGTTCGGCCGCTTCAGCGCCCGTTGCACGGCGGTGCCGCTGCAGCCGTGCTTGATTCCCAGCTCGAAGATCGCCTCGCGCACGCTGTAGCCGCCGGTCGTCGTCAGACGGTCGAAGTCGGAGCGGATCCGGTCCTGCGTGCGCGACCACAGAACCTCCTTGAGGTTCGGCACGAACAGCTCGCCGCCCGGGCACCAGCGCACGATGCGCGCCGCCACCGGCTCGCCGACGATCTCGATCAGCTGCCCCCAGCGCCGCGCGCCGGCCGGGTTGCCGCCGCCGACGACGGCCGGCACCGGCCAGACCTGGCCGGGCCAGGCGGTGATGATCTGCGCGGCGCCCTCGAGACCGGCGACGTGGATCAGATCCCGCGCCGAGCGCGGAAACAGCGGCAGGCGCGAGAGTTCGGCGAGCAGCTGGGGGGTCATCCGCCGGCGACCTTCTGCTGGCGCTTGACCAGCGCGACGATGACGGCCTGCTTGCCGATGGCGTCGGCCCACTCGATGCGATCCTTGCCGGTCAGCCGGCGGACCATGCTGGGGCGATCCACCTGGCCCTTGTGGAGGTACGCCCAGGGCAGCTTCATGTCGGCGAGCAGGGCCTCGATCTTCTGAAGCTGCGGGTCGTCGGCGATGCCCCTGGGCTTGCCGGCGTGGCCCTGCCAGCCGCCGGCGCGGTTGAGGTGGTCGAGGACGGCGTTGACCTCGGCATAGGACATTTCGGTGAGGCTGGCCTTGCCGGTGATCTGCCTCTGCAGGCGGTGGCGCTCGTCGTCGTCGATGCCGGCCGCGCGGCAGGCGGCATGGATGGCCTTGACGCGCGCGGCCTTGCGCAGGCCGATGGCGCTCATGGACGGTCTTCCGGGTCGGGCACGCCGGGCTTTTCCGGGCGCGGGTTTCCCGGCGGCGTCAGGACCGAGACAAAACCGTCGATCCAGGATTCGACCGCGACGGCGGCGACATGCCAGGGCAGCCAGGCCTGCGTCTGCCAGCGCGGGGCGCGAAGGGGAAAGAGGAGGCGCTTCTGGGCGGGGGTCATGATTGCGGCCCTTTCGGCAAAGCGGCCCAGAACTCGGGCGCGGCCTGTAGAAGGCAGCTATCGTCGGAAAACCACCACCCGTCCCTGCGGAAGCCGACCCACGGGCCGGCCGCTTTCGTGAAATAGAACAGCACGTCCTCGTCGGTTTCCGGCAGCACGTCGGCCGTCCGGTGCCAGTGAATCGTCTCGCTTGTCATGATTTCTCCGTTAAAAGACCGTCTCCCGAAGCCCCGGTTAACGCGGGGCTTGAGGCGACGTTCTCAGGCGACGGCGTCCTTGAGCGCCTTGGCGGCGCTGAAATGCGGCACCCTCTTCGCCGC